ATGAAAACAGAAAAAATGAAAAAAGCTTTCGCTTTAGGAATCTCAGCATTTGAGCTCGGGATTAGATGTGCGCCAGTTAACGATGAAAGATATATGGAATTGATTTATGGTAACGACATGTTGACTGGTGAAACTGCAGCTACAGCCAAAGCTTGGTTGCAAGGCTGGACTTTCGCCAATATAGGGGATCGAAAGTGGGAGGCAGTTTAAATGAGAACAATCGATAAATTAGCAAATCTAAGTACACCGGAATTTGTTTATAAAATTGCTGAGTATTTGAAGTCGCTAACGTGCGAGTGCGAAAGTGTTCGTTTACATAATTACCTAGATGCTAATGCAAGGCTTTTTGAAAAAAGGTTAAATCTCTATAAGTTAGCAACTTGTGAAAAAGAGAAGGTGGCCCAGGGGGACAAAGCATATATTAGCCAAGAAAGAATATTTGCTCTTGTCAACTGGGATGACTACTTTGCAAAAAAACGGCGTTTTCAATCAAACGGCATAAAAAAGAACCCTCAATCCAAACGGAAAGAGGGTTTTTACTTTGTCTTAATTCGCTTTGTTAATTTAAATTAGACACCATTATGTACATGGTCACCATGCAGACGACTTACTTTCTGTATAAAAAGCACACACATAAGTTTACATGCCTAAATATCTGATACACGCACCCAGCCAGTTACTTGGCCTGCTACACCCGCCCTGTTTCGGGCGTTGGTAATGCGTATGCGATTGTTAACGACTTCGCTTGACCAAATCCAAAACGCACCGCTTCGTCGTGTATATGTTGACGTGGCAGAGTTTGCAAAGAGCCTAACATTGTTAAGGCTTAGTTGACGACCTGCTGTGGTGTTGCTAACAGCAGCTCCAGCTGGCAGTCGTAGCACTTGGCCAACACGAATTACATTAGCGTTAGGTAAATTATTTAACCTTACCAGCTCTGCTACCGTTGTACGGTGTTGCTGGGCAATTCCAGACAAAGTTTCGCCGTTACGCACTGTGCGGGTGCGTGCTGTAGAAGCTGGTTGGGTAGCTTGTGGTGATGATGCAGATGGATTCAACACCCTACTCACTGCCGTCCGAACATTAGCTACATTCACCGAAGTACAAGCTGTAGACTGCCCTGGCAGTTGATTGTGCGTTACAATACGATTCATGTTCGTAATACCCAACCGTCTACAAGCATCTGCAATACGCCTTTCTAAACTGCGTAACTGAGTGGCTGTGACATTGTTAACTCCTGCTCCGTGCTGACCCACAACACAAATATGCCACGTGTATCCGTTTTGACCAGCCGCCCCCCACACAATGCGTCGATCGTTATAGTTAACTTCAACATCACCATTTAGTAAAACAACCTCATGATAACCACCTCGTGCGTTATTAGGTGCGCCCATTGCTGAGTTGTTACGCCAGCCATTCTCAAAGTTCGTTGTACGTACATTAGCCAGATTAGTAGTGTTTGCACTGTGATGGATTACAATATGAGTAATCTGAGCAATGGCGCGGTCATTTCCTTGCCCACCTAATGCTTGATGTCGTCTGTCGATGACTCTCATTTACTTTACCTCGCTTTCGTATAATTTTTGCTGTAGTAAATAACCTTCCAGATACCAAATTCGATCTGTAATTTTCCTCTTGCAAATCTCGACACCGATTTCCATATCGTAATTTACAGGATCAACACAACCAGAAGTTTCTGTGATTGTAAATCCGTTGGGTAGTAAGGCTGTCACAATCGTTTGTTTATCATGTACCGTATTTACCGTGTAAGTTGTTGCTTCTAAAATTTTGTTGATATTATCTGGTGTTAATTTATTTTTAATCAAGCTCATAACCCGTTACCTCCAAATCTAGTTCTTTTTTAAAGCTTTGCTTGCAGATGTCGTAAAATCCACTGGCAGTCATACCGATTACGGCACCCTGCAAGAGATTCGTGTTGCCATTTAAGATAAAATTAAAAATACATCCGAGGATCACATTGATGATCGGGATGTATTTTACTTTGATGTTAAAATTGTACTTAAGCACTTGCGATGCAAATATGATTATACTCACGATCACGCTTGTGTCTATAATTAGATTATCTGTCATTATTTATCGCCCCTTTTTTAAAATGCACTTGATTTCTTTTACTTCATTAGCAAGTTGAGCAAAAGACTTAGCTTGCTCCGTGATAATTTTTTGAGCATTACTGATTACTTCATGATTTTCTTTGATAGTCTGTCGATACTCTTGCTCTCGTTCCTTATGGCGTCTGTTATTCTCAAACCACTGCCACACGAAAAGCCCGCCGAAAAGTCCATATCGGAGGGCATATTCAATAAATTGATCTAACATTTAACTTTCACCCACTTCCGGCATTTCCCTATCCGTTTTAACCTCTACAACTGGGAGTTTTGCTAGAATAGCATCCACTTTTTTCTTATATTTTTTCACAACATCCTTTGTCCACAAAGTTTTTAAAATTAACTGAATTTCTGGAGTTAAGTGATCGATCTGATCAATGTCCAGAGGTGTCACAGCTTGGCGATGCTCCTCGCCGATTTGCGCCTCTGTACCATCGTCTTTGATCAAATATTCCTGCGTCACTACACTACACGTAAAGTCTTGTGTTATACAATCAATTTTTTGTCTTTTTTCAGTTTTCATGATCTCTACCTCCTAAGTTATAAAGTACGTTGCGGTGAACGTGAAATCTATCGTGCCTTGTTGAGCCACATTCTCTGCTGTAAATACCCTAGATTGGCCCATTTCATTTACCGTCGTAACGACGTTTGACCTCCTCATCGATGTTCCCATAATTATAGCGTTTGCCCACCCTTGTGCGATCCACAAGGACATTGCTGAAATGTGTTCATTGTTTAGTGCAAACGGTGTCCTTTGTCCATTATGAATCCACGTTGCGCCCTCTCCCGCTACAGGGACGAATGGTAATTGCATCCCTACGAACGCACCCCAACCCTGGCCTGTTGCGTGGAACGCGTCCGCAAATTGCGATGGCGTATACGTAACATGGAGTCTTCCGCTTACAACGACCTGATTTCCGTCTGCCCGAAATTTACCGGTATTCATCGATCCATAAGTTCCAGCCACAATCGTGTTGTTAAGCATCAATCTCGGCGAAAAAGTTCCAGTCGTGGCGTGGACGTGATCCCCTCTGGCCATTGTCGTTGCTGTCGTTCCAACAGGTAACCTAGCAAACGGTACTGTTCCACTCGTAATGTTCTCGCCCGCATGATTATGAGTCGACGGTGCAAATGTCGACGGTCTCCCTGTAATAGCATCCCACGCATGACTGTGAGTCGCAGGTGGGAACGTTGCCGGTCTGTTCGCTAAGTTCTCCCAGTCTCCTCGCACTCTTTGCCACGTTCCCCACACGCCTGATGAATTGCTACTTCTAATCCACTGCTCATCAGGTCTATCAAACGTCCAAAACAGTTGCATAGCTTGCGTCGTTCCTGCAGGCATCACTTGTAAGTATGACCACCGCCCGACTGCATTTGCAGGGCGATTAACGGCATCTAAAACTCGATAAAAGCCCGCAGTGAATGCAGTGTTTAAATCCGCCTCGTTAGCCAAAGCTTGCGTGATCCCGCCATTGATTTGATTGATGGTGTGCGAGTGGTTGCCGGTTGCCACTTGGTTAGCTCCTGTCCCTGTTGGGATTCTGGCTATATTAAGCGTTCCTGCGTTAATATCGCTGGCATTGTGTTGGTGTGACGTCGACGGAAACTCAGTAGGCTTGTTTTGCACACCATCCCAGTCGACCGTGTGATCAACATTTTGCAGCTCTCTAATGTCTCGCTCGTTGGTCGAGATTCTGTCCTCTGCAACCCCTATCCTGCTTGTTAATGATCCTGCAATATCAAAGCTAAACCTCGGCTGTACTGCACCACTGTTAACCATTACATTCGTAGTTGGGTTAAATGAGGATAGACTGCGCATGCGGATTGGGAATCTATGAGGTGTGGCAAGTGGTACCAAGAATTGGTAGTCGTTGTCGATGAGGTATTGGCGAATTTGGTCAGCACTGAGTGGGTCGGCGACAACTGTCGTTGGTAGAGTGATCGTAATCCTTGTGTTATTTGTCCCGAGTGAAATTGCGCTACCAGTTGTGTTAACGTTAACCACCGAAAGTGTCGACAGTTTATTACTTATCACCTCGAGAGAAGAGGAACCTTGCCATGTCCCGTCCGACGGAGCCAAGATTTGATACAAAACAAAGCCTGGCGGAAAGTTTACCACGCTCCCTTGCCAAACTCTTGTTGTACTCAAATCCACCTCAACTACTCTCTGAATATACTCAGCCTCTGTAATCTCATCAGCTACCAACACCCGATCACCGTCGTTGATTGATCGTAAGATTGGTGTTTTCCATTCGCCATTATCGTCGTATTCGACGGTAGTTGATGTTGATTGGTGTGGCGTTGTTGGATCGATTGGATGGTCGTAGGAAATTGACATTACAGCTTCCGTTTCCCAATTAGGGTTTAAAACTGAACCACCCCCGCCGAATCGTACTCTTATATATCTAGTAACGCTATTTAAATTTAAATTCGTAGAATAATTATGTCGAATACGCTGTTTATTTTTGTCATACTGAAGCACACCTACGACTTGGTTTGTCCCAATTCCTTGTGCTATTAGTCTTATGTTTCTGCCACCAATAACTGGTATATAATTTTTCGTTCTAATTCTTCCGACTGTCCCTTGATTATTACCAGTAACGTCGTTAATGGTACCCAGTTCCCACTTTCCGTCAAACAATTGCTCCCCAACGGTTGTGATATCTAACTCATCTACACCGTCACCTACACCTGCTAGTTGACGTGGTGACACCTCAAAGGCTTGGCGCATCTCTGCCTCCGTTCTTTCTCCTTCAAGAATTGCCATTTGGAATTGCATATCGATAGGTGTAGACACACCTTCAACATTGTGCCCTATCCACATTCTAAAATGTTGGTGACTTTCAGGGAATGGGTTTCTGGTTGACACTGATCTCATCACAAAACCACTGCTTATCGATCCAGCTCCCCAGTTATTGAAAATGTGTCCTGAATGACCATCCAAAACTCTTATTAAGTTATTGTTACTGTTTCTGATGATATTTACTGCGACCGTATAAATCCTACCTGGGACAAAGATATCCGCTCTTAACCTTACAGAGGTATCATTGTTAGCAGTCGAATTTACTGTTACGACATTACCTTGAAATGTGACACGGTCTGTCAAAGATGCAAAATCCTCCCGTCTATCACTCCACAAGTTCACCAATGTTCGCCCTTCTAGGTTGCGGTTTATCAGTACACCTTCGCGTGTGTTTTCGATTGTGGAGGATGAGTTGAGGGTGTGGGAGGAGGGTTGGCCGAATAGGGTTTCGCGGTTGTCGCCTGTTAGGTGAACTTCTTGGTTATTAACGTGACCTGTTATATCTGCTGATGCTAAATCGTCGATAATTCGATTTGCCTCGGTTCGCATTTCCGACACATCTGTTTGCACCGCGTTCAACTGGTCTCTAACTTCGACTAATGCGCCATTAATTTCTGACCTCGTCTGGTCGACGTCTCGTCTTATATCTGCCAAATGAGCGATTAATCCGTCATGCAATTCATCCGCATCTGTTTGCAAACGGCGCCACAAATCTTCAAAGCGTTCGACGTAAAACTGTGACATTTCTTCTAAGTCACGATCAAGCCACGATTCTTCAAAGTGCGTTACAATAACACCCGCATCAAGTGATCTACCATCTTCTAATATGATGTATACGTGTACCAAAACTTCGCCAGAATATTCGTACAAATGGTTAGGCAGAATCACGCTACATTGGCCTGCTTCGGCATCTTCAATCACCACCGATCCGTCTTCTGAATCGATGATTTTTGATGTATCAGCAGCAACAAAGTCAAAACCTAACAAGACTTTGCATCCTGTTAGGTCGAATGGCTCATTGTTTCTGGTAAAGTTGATGATCTTCTCGCCCGTTTCCACATCCATGGAAAAAAATTGTGTGTTGGTCTGTATGTTGGTTCGCCTTGCTGCGTTAATGTCTATCGTGAGTGTGTGAACCTTATTTCTTTCTCTGTTCACTAGCGTCACCTTCTTTGATTTCTTTTGCCTCTTGATTTCTCAAAGCAGTATTTTCAGCTGTTAAAGCAGCTACTTGTATCTCCAAATTGACAATTTTGATTGCCAAGTGGTTAATAATTGTTTCATTATGTTCCATCCTTCTTCACCTCTTTTTCTAATTCTTCTATTCGCCTCTTTAAATTTTTTAGTTCATCCTTTAACTCGTCGACAACCACACACATTTCTTCATCAAACCTTACCAAAGGCATAATCGGCTCGTGCTGTTCTGGCTCAATCGATTCTGTTATATGACTAATACTCATACCATCACCTCCACACGTCCCATTCGTAGAACGCCCCGCGCTGGACTAGGAATAACCGATTACTCCCAAATGCTATACCGTTTTGACCATTTGATGTACCAATGTACGTACAGTCCGCTCCACCAACGACGCGCATTTGCACCTCGAAGTTAGTATTCGTTGTGTATCCTCTCGTCCCCATCGTGCGTAAGTTCAATTGGTCGAACATATAAATTCCTGGACGGTCGGAATCAGGACGGCGACCTAACGGGTCTAAGTACATCGATGTGCCTAGGATAGAGCCGGAACTGTTGCGCATAAACCCAAAGTGGATATAATCACCGTCAAACTGCGAATTAATCGCCACCCCTTGCAAGTCCGTACCTTGTAGTCTATTGTGAGTGAATCTACCAAGTTCACGTGCTAAACCATCCCAATACGTTAACCCTGTTGATGTTAGCATCGCACGACGAACCCCTCCTTCTAACATAGTTAAATTTGTCGAATTTAGTTGCAGCACATTCCCTACTGCGTTAAACCCAACTTGGATCGCATTAGCCGCCAAATGGTCAGCAGTGATGCTGTTCGTAGCGATCCTATCTGCATCAAACGTCCCTGTTGTGATTCTACTTGCGTTCATCTCGATCACACTCGCAATCCCTGCCACTAGTGTATTCGTGTTCACATTTATGGCGTTCAAATCTTTCACTAGTGCATCTGTGATCACTGCACTTTCAATAAACGTTTGACCTGTGATCTGCACTCGATTCCCGGCAATGATGATGCCCTCAGTTGATACGTTGATGCGGTTGATAATTTCACTGTTGCCAACTTTTAAGTCTATTTGATTACTTAATTGAGTTATTTGGCTTCTGCCATTTTGATCAAATACGGCACTTCTCAAACCTTGTGCCATTGCCGTAATCGACATGCGATCACCCGTTGTTTCGCATTCGATATCAAGGAGTGGCTCTGCTAAATCAAAGGCTTCGTTAGCGCGAACCATTGCGTCCTCGGCATCTTGTAAAGCTCGTTCAGCATCTTTTTCAGCTTCTTCAATTCTGCTTAACAAATACTCATCTGGTGCCGTTGATGTGATGAAGTTCCAAGTGACACCATCCCACATTCGTAATTCTGTAAATTCGCCATTTTGCATATACCACAGATCGCCAACTCGGCGAGCAGTAGGACCAGGTGGGTTTGGAAACTGCCCAAAAAACACAGTGTTTTTTCCGTTAGCCGACGTTAATGCATAGTTGGCACTGTTGCTAACTTCGTTGACGTTCCTTTCAACATCTCTAATTCGATCGCTCAACGTTGTTCGGGACTCGCCTATTTCAATGCGGTCATACTCGTCTAGCAACACATCCCATTCGATTCGAATAATTTGAGCCTCTGTGTCGATGTTTAACTTTTCAAATTTAATCGGTACCACATCGCAAAGATTCAATTCCTCTTGCACCAATTCGGAAAAGTTAAGCGCCTTTGTGAGATCGACAAAGCTAATCGATATTGAGACCCGCGGCTTTCCGACGTTGTTATTGCGTATATAATTTTCGGCTAGCTGTCTTAATCTTGTAGCGGTTGGCAAAGCTTCATTGTCAAACTCAACAGAAAAGTCTACTGGCAAAGTGCGACGATTAGGGAAAGCGCCCACATGCTCGCTATCGACAACATATGGTGATGGCAAAGTGAACACTTGCTCGTTGTCTCCGTCTCGGATGATCGCATATGGATAGATCGATGTGACTGTATTTGCGATATTTTTTTCCTGGTTTAAATCCGTTAAATTTCGACCGTATGCGATCAGGGTATTTGCACGACTGCCGCGCGACGAAAGTAAGTGTATATGCTCATTGTCAAACATATACTCCCCGCCCCAGACGTCTAAAATAGACCCTCTAATACCCCCCAGGACCTGGCGAGAATTTTCATAATCGCCAATTCTTAAGTCGGTTCGAGAAATTGTGGTAATGTCAGACGTCACACGCAATCCGTGATCACCTCCCACTAGTGCGCTACGCCAAGTATTTAATGCCACTTGAGCCGTGGCGCTGTTGATGGTAAAATGCGGCGGTAATGCGATGTCGCGTGTGATGTGAGAAACGTGTTTAGCATAAACAAAGATAGTACTATCTGACTTTTCAATAATTTTAGCTATACGAAAACGCTGGTCCTTTAACCTATGACCAGCGTCTACTTTTATAATGTTATCATTCTTAATATTTTTGTAGCCCACCCCGCCTATTTTATACTCCATCTCTAATTCAAAAGCACCGTTGCGCTCTTCGATGACTTTACAGCTAATAGCATCTTTCAAAACGCCTAACCCAAGGTGAAAAAAATTAGTTTCGTCCATGTCGTAAATGATTGGATAGCTCATCAGATCAACGCCCCCAATCGGGGAATGATATGCATTTGCACGTCATTACGGTTAATCGTGATTCTGTTATCCCCTGGTCGCAAGGTAGGGAATAGATCAAACATGTGACTAAACATTGTGCGCTGTCCATCAAGACTGGTAATCGTCTGCGACTCACTATCAATGATACAGCCGCCATCAATCCCACGCAATCGCAATGGTCTCCCCCCAATTTGGATTTCAATGTCTCCACTTCCAACGATTCTAAGGCGTGGCCTTGCATCTATTCGGTAAGGGTTTGAAATTACACGATTATTTGGTACAGCAGATTCCGTTCTATATGTACTAGATAAGTACTTAATAGGGTGCAGATTAAAGTTAATGACCGCTTTCCCAAAGTTTGATAGCAACCTGTCCATTCCGTATTGATCATAACAAAATGCTCGGTAAATAAAGTCTGGATCAGAATCCCATAACCAATCGTGTTCCCCTAGGTCTGTTAAAAGCCAATTCGTAATGTCTGTTATTCTTGGCTCGATCCCATCTTGATCTGTTTTTAAAATCACTGGAATTGGCCAATTAACTCTTTTGTATCTTTTTTTATCGATGACTAAAGCCCCATCCCTGCCATCTATTTCAATAAACTCTAAACTTCCAGATGTTGAAGGATAGGAAATGCCATTTCCTATCTCCAATCCCATCTGCTCAGATGTCTGATTTTTAAATGTAAACATGTCTCACCTCACTTATCTCCATGCATCATCTCGATTTGTTTGCCATTCAATTTCTTGCATGGTTCGACGGATGTCTTCTTTGTTATGCCAATGTATATTAGCTCCCTCTAATAATCCTCTGTAATTAACAGACATTCCAGGTGGCGCATGTGCGGCCATCATCATGTTCTGATTTGCTTGCATTTGGTTTACTTGTGCCACTTTTGATGCTCGTTGCATCTTCATGATCGACGCATTGACCTGTTGCAAGCTTCGAGCCACCATTGCTGACATCGCTTTGGATTGGTCAACTTTCGATGCTTTTAAACTTGCTAGCAGTGCATCCAGATTGAGTTGTTTCGCAAACTCGTCTGTCACACGACCGATCCACTGACGGTTTTTTTCAAGTGGTACAACAGCTTCGGCTCCATCCCCTTCCAAAAATCCAACTTGACCACGTTCTAGTACTCCACCCCGCCTTAAAAATGGGATTTGGGGAACATTGATGGTTGGTAATCCCGAGAAAGGTCTCGCACCTACAATACTTATGTTTCGGATAGTATCTAAGGCCCCGTTTATGATGTTGAATGGAACAGCAATTACGGTATTTATACCTCCAATAATCCCGTTTACAACTGTTTTAAAAACATCTGCTATCCCCTCTTTAATACCAGAAAAGATCTTTCCGCCTGTGGAAAAAACGTTCCTTACGTTTTCCCACGCTGTGCGGAATCTATCACGAAACCATTCAGGCACTGCTTTAAATACATCCATTACAGCATTCCAAGCGTTAGCACCACCTTCTTTTACACCGTCCCACATTCCAGTGAAAAAGTCTCTTACTGGTTGGATGATCGTGTCATCAAACCATTGGGCTACCGTATTCCAGACATCCACAACAGCATCCCATGCATTAGCCGCGCCATCACGAATACCTTCCCATAAACCTGTAAAAAAGTTTTTGACTGGCTCAACAACATTGTCGTAAAACCAACCAGCAACAAGCGAGAAAATTCCTTTCATTATTTCCCAAAACCATTCCAATACAACTTTCATTTGTTCCCAAAGGAACGTGAAGATGGCACCAATTGTATCAAGCACTCCACCAAAAATTTCCTTAATTCCATTCCACACCATTTCCCAGTCGCCAGTAAAGATTCCAGTTAGAAATTCAATAATGCCCTTGAATATTCTGATACCTGCTTCGATGATTCCTTTGATAGCATCCCAAACATTTTCAATGGTCCTTTTGATAAACGGCATTGCAAATTCAACGACGCCCATAATAAAATCAAACACATTAAAAAAGGCCTGAGCAATCGCTTCTCCATGCTCATCCCAAAATTCACGTATTCCACTAATCACATCTCTAACAAAATTACCGACTGCTTCGAAAACAACAACTACGATTCTTCGAATTGCTTCGAAAATTCTGTTAACTCTTTCTCTGAATCTTTCACTATTGTTGTAAGCATGAATTAGCCCAGCCACAAACAATGCTATAGCAGCAACTATTGCTATAAACTTAGCACCAGCCAATACTTTTGCTTTAGTTAGTCCACCAAATCCTGATCTCATAACCTGCATCTTAGCTTTAACTGTTGCAAATGCTGATATCATTTTCCCTACTATGTAGAGTAATGGTCCAACGCTTGCTATCAAACTGCCGACAATGACAATTGTTCGGGCCATCTCAGGCGTGAGGTTTTCAGCAAAGCTGCGTGCAAAATCAGTGATACGTCTCGTTATCTCCCTAATCACTGGTAACATGACATTACCGATCTCAATGCCAATGTCACGGATGTTATTCCAAAAAATTCTTAATTCGCTTTTCAAGTTGTCGCCCATGATGTCTGCGTAGTGCTGAGCTGCCCCCGACACATCGCCAAAGCGATCTGTTAAGTAATCAACCCTGTCACCACTTGCTTCAAGCATCGGGATTAACGCAGCCATACCAGTGTCTGATATACCCATTAATTCAAGCGCTGCATCTCGTGCTTCTGGTGACATGTCAGATAAAGCATATCTCAAATCATTGATGACATCCATTGCTGGTCGGGCGTTACCCTCAGCATCGTGGAATGCAATCCCTAAATCTTGCATAGCTTGGTTGTTGTTACGACATGCACTAGCTAGATCGTCAAACATAGCTCGCATGGCGGTACCTGCTCGGGCGCCTGTTAGGTTCATGTCAGCCATTAGCGCTGTCATAGTTGTTGCGTCCTCTAAGCTGATTCCATATCGGTTGACTGCTGATGCAGCATTCTGCAATGTCTGTTCTGTGTCATTGATAGATGCATCGACTGTTTTGTTAGCACTCGTCATCATATCAGCAACTAGTGTAGCGTCTTCTGCTTCTTTATTAAAAATATTGAGAACACTCGTTACTCGACCAGTAGCTTCTGCTAAATCCATATTAGCTGACTGAGCTAGTGCAATAGCACCAGGTAGTGCTTCATAGATTTGCACGGCATCAAAGCCAGCAAGACCCATTTGAGCCATAGCTTCCGCCACTTCGTTGGCATTAAAGATAGAGTTACGACCCCAATCCCTTGAGGTCGCTTCTAACCTTTCTAATTCTTCGCCAGTCGCTCCCGTGGTGGTGGCAACTTTGGACATAGAATACTCAAAAGTTGCAGCAGCGGCAACACTTGCTGTTCCAATTGCAACGATTGGTGCTGTTACTCTCCTAGTGAGGTTAGCTCCTATATTTTGAAACTCTTTTCCGACACGGTCTAAATCCTTTGAGGCATCCCTGACCTTTCTGTTAAAATCGTTCATGGCTTTATTGAAACCTGTGAGATCCCCATTTATTCGTACTACTAAACTCATATGGTAGCCACCTCCTGATTAAAAATCAATCGGCGCTCTGCTTCTGCCTCTTCTACTGTTTTCACAGTTTTGGATTTTGACTCATCAAACAATTCAATAAACTTAGCATTTTTCTTTCTATTTGGATGCGTGTTAGTTAAAGCGTTTAGCATCGCATGCCATAAGAGCTTCACTTCCATTATTTCTTTTTCAGATGAAAGTTCTATCGCTTTAGTTAATTCCGCTACAGTTAGTTCTCCAATGTCGTAAGCAGATAATTTTAAATTAGCTATTCCCAGTGGAATGAAATCTCGAAAAAACACTACTTTTTTGTCACTTTCTTCAAATTTGCCTTCATTTTCTGGTTTCCCATCAGACTAACCATTTCATCTTCTAAAAGAGCTGTGAACTCATCCATCCCGCTTTCTTCGATGTAAGATGTCATGAGATCACCAGATCTTTCTGCATCATGTTTTGCTCCACCACCAACTAATCCACTATGGAACATAGTACGCATATCTTTAATTGACATCCCGTCATCACCTAAGTTTGTAAGTGACTTTCCTGATATTTCTTCCCAAAGGATCATTTGATTAATATTTAGTTTAAAAACAAAATCTTTGTTCTCTATATTAATTACTTTCATTATTTAGTACCTCCTGCTGGTGTTACTTTTGCAGTTTGTGCTTGCATTGCTTGAGGACTTGCCCCTCTTACATCAGTCAATTCTCCATCGCCTTCAAATTCAGCAGAGTATTCTACTAAGCCATCGCCTGCATATTCTAGTGGAAAATCTGTAATGATAGCCTTGCCTGACTGGACACGGCTGAATTCACTTCCATCTTCCCCTTCGATCAGTACATCAACCGCTCTGCCTTCATTGAACGCTGTAAGCAGAGTGTTGTACGCTTCTTCATTTTCAACGTACAGGCCATCACATGAAATACCCCAGTTTTTTAGTCCTGCTACTTTTCGTTCCCATCCTCTACTATTTTTAGTAGTGGCATCAATTGTGGCAGCACTTCTTGACAAGCTCGCTGATTTTTGACCAGCTAGCACTCGCTTAGTTGCCCCATCTAAAATTTTTACAAATACTTCTCTACCTCTAACATGTTGTTCCATTTAACGAACCTCCTGAATTAAAATTTCAAAGGTCATTTGACCTTCGATTATTCCTGTTTCTGTTTCTTCGATGGCAACATGTGCCACCTCACTTTTTAAAACAAAAACACCTTCTATCTCCATTTCTTGGGACAAAAGGTGTTCTATTTTTTCCGTTATGCAAAACATTTCTTCTTTTCCGTCAAAATTACTGTACGCTTGAATCGACTGGGTTACACAACGACCATCCGTCGTTTTCGTTCGATGTGGTACTGACTCTATAGCTCCAAGATAAATATAAGGCTTCGGCACATCTTCACTGATAGTGTCACCTACCCAATATCCCTCTTCCTCGAATCCTTCATTTAGAACTTCAAAAACCTTTGCTTGAACATCAGATAATTTCATTTCTTTCGGCAATCCTCCTTAACTTCCCACTAAACTTTCCTTCCTCTTGTTGCGCCGCTGGCCGAATGTATGGACTCGCTGGCATCTTCCCACGGTTCTTTCCAAACCTAGATACTGGTCCTGAGCGTTGGCCTGATCCGTCCTCTACTAAATGACCATGATGACCACCTTTAGCGTTCCTGGCATGTACGGTTTTAGCAAATCCCGTTGGCACCTTAGCCCGACGTGAAGTATCCTTAACGGTGATTGACCGTTTGAGACGCTTGGTTTTAGTACGGACATTAGCACGAGCTTTATTCTTGATTGAGTTTGCTGACTGCTTAATTGCTTCTTTAACTTCATTTTCAACTTTAATGTTATATCGCGAAGCTCTGATTACAGCATCTTCAACGCCATCAAGATTAATATTTAAATTCATACTCTCACTTCCTCGAACACTCCTTGACGCTTTGTACACGTCAGTTCAATAAAGTCACCTGTCACATACGTCCGGATGATCGTGTAATAAGATTCGTCATGCAGCAGGACCCTTTCGTCTCGGTATTCTTCTTTGTGGATTTTAAAAACTTTTCGTGCTTCAAAACCACTCTGGTAAGCTGTGTAAAATTCTGTCATCCTTACCGATTTTTCATCAGCAAAGACTTCTCTTTCCTCGTCAACTTTAGAACCAACTCCCCCTGTTCTGGTCCTTTCTTCGATTATTTTTATAAGAGTGATCACTTCTTTAAAAATAAGTCATCACCCCCAAGTGCTAATTGTATTTTCAACGAATTGTACGAACGGCTATGAAATTCCATCATTCTCACGTCTGATCCTTCACCTGGGAAATTAGCGCCACAGTAGTGTATAATTGCACGATCTAACAACTCATTATTTCCCGAGTAAATTATTTTTCTTGTGACTCCTGCTGATAGCAAATCCATCTTACAGGAATCAATAAGCGGCAGGATCACCGCTTCATCAAACTTCGCATGTGTCATGCGCAGTGATCCTTTTACCTTATCTAAGATTTGCATTTATCTCACCTTTACTTTTCAGCTTTTTGAGTGGTTGGAGTAGCGCCACCTTTCTTTAAGATCGAGAAGGCTTTGGTATCCACAACCCCACCATCTGCAATTCCATATAATGTGTGACGAGTGAAGCGTTGTTTTGCCACCACATCGTTGTATACGGTAATATCTTGATTAATGTTGTAGCGTAATCCTTCTGTGAAGTTCGCTAACATGATCACACCATCTGGCAATTCAGCAGCCTCTTTTACAACTCTACCGAAAATGCGTCCAATGGTTTGGCCTGTCACGTCGTGAATCAAGATTGGACGCCCATTCTTGTCAACGATGTTTGCTAATTCGTCCCATACGGTCGCATCATTTGCGTAAATGGTAGACCCTGAACGGTACGGTGAATGCAACTTTTTCATTAACGTTGTCAAATCTTTATACTCCAAGGTTGTGTAGTTTGAAATTTGATCTGTCCCATTTTTATTTAATTCTGTAATGATTCCTAAAGGCTGTGGTGGGTGGTTCTCTCTTACCCCTGCACCTTCCCAAACAGCATTGGATAATGCAACACCTAGTTTATTTGCAAGCTCACTTTCAATAAACGGGATAAATTCTGCACGGCTCATTGCATGCATCTTAAATGATACTTCAACCGATTTAGAAATCTCACACCCGTCCAGCGTTAGTTCACCAAATTTAAATTCAGTTGTTTCAACCGCCTTACGGTTCTTCCCGCTTTCTGTATCGTCATACCATGTTTTGGTATCTGTAGAACCCTTCTTCTTTTGATAAGTTAATCGGCCCTTGACACGAGTCTTCGGAGCATCAGCCCACATCGGAAATAGCTCCTCTACTCGTTTCCAAATTCCTCTTGCAAGTGTAGTTGGAATTAAAATTTCTGTAGTTTCTGTCGTGTGTGTACTTGCATTTACTTCTTCCAATAAAGCAGTTTGCTTAGGTGTAGCAACTCTACGCATGTCATCAATAAATGCGTTTAAATATTCAGTTGATGCAGTAGGGTCTTTTTCATCTTCCTCGGTATCGATATTACCTGTACTTCCCAAACTCTCAGCTAAAACATGACCATTATTAATCGCTTCTGCCGTTGCTAATGCAGCAGCACGTGCGGTGTCTGATCTTGCTTCTTCATCATCCAAGAACATAATTTCAGCCTTAATTTTCTTGTTTAGCTCCTCAACTTGAGCAAGAATTTCATCAGCTTTCTCTTGGACGCCCGCCTCAACATGAGCTTTCCCTTCTTTGATTAACTCTTCTTTTTGTGCATAATATTCTTTTAACATTTGACATTCCTCCAAATTAAAAGTCGAACATGTATTTGCTCGACCAATCCTTTTTATTTTTTGATACCTCTTCTTGTGCTGAGTTTTTTTGCAATGCTTCTGGCACTTCAATGTACTCCGACGCTGCAAAAGCCTCTGCTTTTTTATTACTGTTTTTCTTAATGTTGAAAGTTTCAACTGCTTCGTCTACCGTTAGCCATGTGTCCTTTCCAGAATCAAAGTTTGCTTCAACTTTTGACCAGTCACCTCCCTCTGCCATCCGACTCTTATAGACAATCTTCATTGACTTGTTGAGCGATCTTAAACTTTCAGCATACTCTTCTGCTTGAGCTACGATTTCATCAGCTTTACCTAGATTGAATAAACCACCCCAGGCTTGATGATACATCCACGAAGCACCATTTGACATATAAACCTCGTCACAGGCAAGTGCAATCATCGTCGCAATTGATGCGCATAAGCCATCGATGTGTGCAATTGTTCTTCCGCTATGTCTTGATAAGAGCGACGCAATTGCCTGTCCTGCGAAAACTTGACCACCTCCCGAATTGATGTACACATTTACATCTTTATTTCCCGCTTCTGCCAAAGCTTCACGAATCACCTTCGGGGCTACTATTTCAGACCCTCGCTCTTCGTCCCAACGAGTTTTTTCTTTTCGAATATCTCCGTAGATGTACAACGATATAGCCCCATCACTTTCGCTCCTGACCTCGAACGTTTCTTTCATCTTTATCACCCCCTTTCGTGGTAGTTTCAACACCATCAAGAACATCCTCTGTTGATCCATACTCTCGCCTGATGATGAACGTTTGACCATCCATGTCCCCCAAGTTTAAGATTTCCTGATACTTTTCGATACTTAACACACCTCGGTCAAGCAACTGAACCAACTGCATCTTTGTTTTATTACTCGCAAACACCAAATCTGAGCTGTCAAATAGTATTTCATTTTCCTCAGCTTGCTCCCGCTTCGTGAAAATTCCATCAGTAAATGCATTGGTTAAAAGCATCGCCAATGGCTCCATCTCTGACGCAAACCATGAAGCAAATTCATCCTCGGTGAATTTATTAGTGACAATTGCTTCATTGACACCAATCAAATTCCAAACCCGTTCAACGAATTGTTTCTGCGTGGAATTTTCTGGCATATAAATTCGATTCCCATTTTTCACTTGCACCAAATCAAATTTTGCATCTACCCCGGCTACACCGCCATTTTCTTCATTTGAAAGAGCCTCCGAGACTTTCTTAACTTGCTTTTCTAAATCCTCTGGTCTGATTGAGTTATTAAACTTAGCGATCCATTTTATTAAAAAGTTATTCTTAACAGCATGTCTTATCCCTTGGTCCGTGATCGTGATGCACTCCATTACATCTTTAAGGACTTCTGCTGGAGACTCTCCGAAGAAATCATCAGTATAGAAGTCATCTCTGACGTGGATAAGCTCACTATAGGGTAAAGTAGATGTAGTCCCATTCCCCCAGTAAAATTTAAGGTAAATGTTTTGTTCCCTATCTTTTTTCGCCTCTACCGCTGTTGGTAAAAGCGGAATCAGGCCCGTCAGCTTTTTCCCTTGGTAACGTTTGTGAATAAATAGATTCCCATTGATCTTTAAACTTGTTAGCAACTTACGTTGCATCTCTTGCATTGACATTATTTCATTGGGCCGTCGTAGTAAAAAACATACTGCTCCGTCTTTTACTTCTGACCCTTTCAACATGTGCCTTGGTATCAATTTAGAACCATGGATTCCATACGGCCTTACTGCCGACCTAATCAAATCCGATTTATACAATTCACCTCCGTACGAAAAAAAACCGTTCGACGTTGTCTGCATCATTTCTAGTCGATAGGTTTCTTTTGTTGGTTCTCGTTTTCTTATAAAGATTTCTTTTAGTCCCACTTCATCACATCCTTTAAATCATTTGGTCAAACTCTTCGGCATTGTCTAGGTATACAACCATAGCGTTTAACATGCATGCCAAACCATCAATCTTTTTAGCATTATCGGTCCCCTTGATCGGCTGGATATTTCCGTTTTTGTCAACGTCTACTTGCGTGTTTCCAATGTGGATTTTGGTTATAGGGTTATTGTTGTAGATGATCTTTTTGTTTTCAAATGCTTTTGCTAAGTAGTGCATTGGCGCCGAGAGTGTCTTCTTTCCTTGGATAACATTTGCTAATGTCTCACTGCCAAATTCATTGCTCATATTTGCAACGAAGAGCGTGGAACTCCAATTATCATAACCCGTTTTGTAATTATAAACGTCGTTTTCTCTCTGCATTTCAACAAACCAGCTTATCACATCCGATTGATCGACCATGTTCCCAGGACAAATTCTTAAATAACCTTTCTTTTTCCAAACTTCCAGTGGCATCTTCTTACTTAGATTTTCGTACGTCCCTTCTGTGATCCAGTACATGTGTTCGAAATAAAAATTGTCGTCATTTGGCTTTCTCATTAGGCAACACGCCGAGGTCCAGTCATTAGATTTAGACATATCAGCGCCACCAATAAAGTATCTGAACTCCATATCTGATAACACGAAGGTCATTTCATTGTTGTACTGATCGAATTGTAACCAAGCCACAGATGACGAAGAACGCACGTTAAAATACTTGGTTAGGAAATTTGGCAACTGGGTGTTGTCCTTCAACGCTTTCTTGTATTTGTTCATTAACGTAGCGAGTTTCACCGTCACATTCAACATTGGGTGACACATCGCCCACATTTCTGGCTTATGGATGTTCTTTTGTGGATCATCCAGCTCGTAGATGATGTCAAGAGTCCTATTTTCCTCATCGTCATCTTCTTTTAAGCGACCTTCCGCTTCCTGGTATACCATGTCAAAAGCTGATCCCCTAACAGTTCCCATCGTAGAAATAGCTAGGAACATAGGTTGTTCACGTGCTATCTGACTATCTTTCAATACATCGTATAGGTTAACGTCATTCCAGGCGTGTAATTCATCAGCACTGATACAGCTTGCGTTCAACCCGTCTAAGCTATGAGAATCAGAAGCCAAAGGTCTGTAAATCCCTTCTACTGCATCAAAAAAAACCTCCAACTTTGTTGTCCGAATTTCTTTCCAGAGTCCAGGAGATTTTTTAATCATTTTTCTTGATTCATCATAAACAATCGTGGCTTGCTTATATGTTGTACCGGCAGTATACAATTCAGGCCCCATCTCGCCATCAGCAACTAAATGGTAGATCATCAGACATGATGCTAATAATGACTTCCCACTTTTCCGTGGGATAAATAGCACCAGTTCAGTATACTTTCGTAAGCCGGTTTCACGATCAACAAAGCCGTACAAAGCACAAATCAAAGCTTTTTGCCACAACTCAAGTGTTACAGATTTACCGGCCCATTTGCCTTTGCTATGCTTACAAAAAGTTTCAATGAAATCTATAACAAATAGTGCTTTTTCGTCATCATAAACCCATCTACTTTCACCTTTTTCAGACTTAGCGAGCATCTGGATTAGTTTATCATAGCTACGCCGCACTTTCTGGTTGACCAACACTTCCCCCGATAGCATCTGTTCATGATATTGTTCTATGTAGTTCACATTAGCCCCCCCTCCTCTCTTTGATGAACTTAGCTAATTCTGATTCTACGTCTTTAGCAGTATCCTTCGGTAAAAAATCTCGCATTTGCTTCATGCTAGACTGGTAAAGCTTAACAGCTTGCACGTATGCCTCGTATTCACTAGACATCTTTTTCCCCCACTGGTTGGCACCATTCTTGTACTCCTCAGTTACCCCATGAACCAACACATGTTCACCAAGGTCTTCGATTTTAACACGGAGGTAGGCGAGGTTATTAAGGGTCAAATCCAGCATATTTATGGTATCTTTTTCCACGTTTTCATAGCCTTTTATCAACTTTTCGACTCTATTACGTTCTTTTTTGATCCGCTTTTTCTTCTCTTCAACATTACTCATGCCATGCCTCCTTTCTATATTTATAGCTACACCCGATACCACACCCCCTACAGAATTTCATTCTGTATATTTTTGCACCTCTGTCTCGTGGTTTTAGCCCGACGCCCCCACAGCGCCGACACGGGGGCGCTCCGTCCTGCACACCGACGCACACCAGACGCCCTCCACGACCCACGATCAGTCGCACGCTTGACGCAATACCAGCAATGTTGACGCATTACTTGCGTGATCACACAATCAAATCATTTACGATCATATCAAACTCTCTTCCTTCACTTCGTTTGTTCTTCACAATTTCATTTCCAACAATTGCCAGCGACTTGTCGATCATTTTTCTACTCGGTTGACCTCTTATTTCTCCATGTTCGTGTTCGTGGCACTCTCTACATACCGCTTCAAGGTTGCCCCACCCCAAGGCTATGTCTTGATCATTGATGTTAGTAGGCGTTAGGTGGCGTCGGTGGTGCAGTATCTCGGCTGGTGTAGGTAGCGGACACCTCTCGCATTCCCACCCTACGTGTGTCATATATGCATGTCGTGTCTGCTTCCAGGCTTTGGAATTATAAAATTTAACGGCCCATGGCTTAGGCAAAGGACCCATCCCTCTTAAGTGGTGTAGTAGGTCGTAGTGGTGGTGTGCTAGGCGCCATGGGTGTACTCTTCTTTCAGTCGGTCCATGATCACTCGGGCCTTTTCTTCTAATTCTTTTAGTTTCTTCTTGGCAACTTTTCTTGTTTGGGGACTATTCAAGCGAGCCTGCCATAGTTCTCTTTCTTTCTCAAGTTCGAAAACTTCTTTGTTTTTTACAAAACCGACATATTCTTTTTCACATTCTAGGCAAGTAAAGTAAGTAACTACTCTGTCATCTTCCAATTGTCGTTCTTCTGGTTTCCATTCAAAATGCACTTCGCACTCGTCACATTTAACTTTCATTTGATTCACTTCCTTCACTTTTCTTTTTAGGCGGTACTGCTATCGTATAACTCGGAGATGGAATTACAAGTGACTTTTCACTTCTTGCCCCAACAATTACACAACTAAATGCAATCAATGCCATCAGCAGTCCTAGCCCAATCAGTCCAATTATCATTAAATCACCTCATCTATTTTTAAACGTAAAAAAAGACTACGTATGAGTAGCCTCAATTCTTCCAGTCTAAAGCTCGCTGGACTAAAAATTCATTATAGTGGCGAAATAGCTTTACTAGTATTCCATTCCGCCTGCGCTTCCCGACGCACTAAGCTATCAGTCACGCAAGATGTAGAGCCGCAGCAATACACCTCATTTAGTTTTTTGTACTGTCGTGCAAACTTTGGGATTTGCACCCTATACGGGGTCTTAAGTCCCGTACCCACTCAGTTCGTTTGCATATAACAAAGCAATGGTTACTAGTACACTACTTTGCTTATTGGTCGTTATCCTTACTTAAAGGAGATGCAGACGACAGGACTCGAACCTGTTCTAGCATACCTATTAGGCTGAGAGCTTCCATTAGTCCGCCTGCATATTTAAGATGTTGATCATCGCGCTGCAACACTACAACACCTTTAGGGCCAATAAAGGCTTCGCAAAAGGACCTGCACTAGCAGGATCATATAGCGCAAGATTAGAGTCGCGAACTCTGGCTACACCAACCTAGTTAACATCTTGCATGTACGGAAACGGTGAAGTTAGCACCGTCTCGTTGTATGTTCACTATCATTAAACATGATTGATTTGTAATCTTATCGGAGGCCGAACTCCGTTTGTGCATAAGAATACAGTACTATACTAGCACATGATGGTGTAGTCATGTGTAGCGAGTTTTTTGTTATGTTCGTTAATTACGCGAGTGATAATATTCTCAATTTCTACACGGTGGTAACCTATTTCATCGCCTACAACATGCGAATACTGTACATGTGTTTGATCGCCTCTAATATACTTTTCCTCAAAGATCCTCATATGTTTAGGGTTTTCGAGTGTACCAATAAACTTCTCGATATCGTCTTGGATTCTCAAAGCCGTTACGTATTCGTTCCAATATCGTTCAGCTACTGTGTCTATTAATTCAACTACTTGGTCAAAACCTTGTTTATTACTAGCTTTCGGCATATCATCATAATTAACACTCAAACTGTCTTTTTTACGCATAAGACCTTCCCATTCGGTGTATGTCTCTTCTGCTCTTTTGGCCCAGTGTTTATAGGATTCTAGATAACGTCTAGTGATTGGTTTAGTCACTCAACCACCTCTTTCCCGAAGTAAATTTCGTACGTATCGTCAATATCTATAACTCGATGATATGCGCCTACCTTATCCATAAACTTTGTCAAAGAGTCGATCTGACCAATTGTAAATGCGTACACAACACCGATAGAGTTATTTCTAACAATTTGGCGGATGTAAGATTTGTATGTCGCTAAATATTCATCGATTTCATTCTTCATCATCCTCTGTTACCTCCTCCCATCCAATTAGATCCGTCACCACACAACCGTAACTTTTACCATCTGTTGGTATCGTTTGGATGTTTTGTGCCACCAGCCCATCAAAATCATGACATTTGTACGCCTCGCTGGATCTTAACCTGATGTATGTTTGCATCGTTTTTGGGCAGTAACAACAGAAAACAACTAAGTTATTTTCAAAAAGCGTCATAATCTCCCTCCTTAATGGATCTGATCAGCCAATTAATTTCATCAAGATTTCTAATCTGTTCTAACCTTTGAAGTATTGCTTTTTTGTTTAACTTCTTCTCTTGCATCTGATGCTTTTCTGGATGGGTTTCCATATACTTTTCAAACCTCTTCCGACAAGCAGGACAAGCTACAAGGAATATATACTCTAATCTCGTCCTCGATGACGCTACTCCAAAGTCATATGTTTCCATCTTTTGCACTGGTACGTCGCAAAGTTCACATTCTAAACCCATCCTTCATCCCTCCTGTCATTCTTCAAGAAATTCAATCAATTCTTTTCGTGATTCAAAAGACTTGTATTCTTTTATCTCAGCGCACGAATGCCATACCCTTACCTCGTAAACATCATCCATAATATTGTGCCAAGCATCTCTTACTTTTCGGGTTTCTTTTAGTAGTTTCTTAAGTCGTTCTTTTGAATAATCTTTTTTCATCTGCACTTCCACCTCTACCTCCTAATTCTCCGAAAAACCTCTTTGTTTGTCAGTAACCCAATTGTTATAACATAAACATCCTTTGTCTTGACACTCTCAATCAATACATCACCTTCAGCATTGATTTCCATAAACTTAAATTTATCACCAGCAACTATACATTTAAATTTTTCTCCGCCATAAAGTTGCATTGGTTACACCTCCATCAGCTCAGAATTATCATGAACATTTCCAACAATCTCACTAATGTCACCAATAAAGCTGAGTGATTCTATACGATATCTTGACCTCATCTTACAAATCGCTTCCCATTTTGCTTTCGGCTCGTTCCAATAAACTTCGTACACATCCCCAAAACCCCCTTTAACATGTCCCCCTCAAAAATCAACTTACCGTTGCTATCTTTTATCCCTGTACATTGACCGATGGTGTTAGGGTCTACATCGCTACCATAAATATGGTAAACAGTCCCATGGTTGACTGTGTTGTTAATTCCTAGATGACCTATTAAAAAGCGTCCAGACATCCCTTGCCCTCTATATAAATATCTATCCATCATCTGCCTCCACATATGTAATCTTCATTTTTTCAAACATCAACTGCAAGCCCTCTTTATCAGCTTCCTCTTTGGTATAACCGCATATTTCCAAGGCTTTCGAAACTATGTTTTGTGTGATCCTTTCGGTGAAGATATACACTTCGCCTAAATATGCTTTAATGCCAAACTGATGCTTGAATAGCGTTACTTTGTATGGTGTTGTGTTTAAATCTCCATCCATCAAAACCACTCCTTATAAACAATCGTCTCTATCACAAATCCATTGGCTTTTATGCGAATTTGAAACCTCGACAAACGACATTGTCGTCTTTAAGTAATCTTTGCCGCAGTAATGACAGGCTTTGTAGCAGGCATCACCTAATGCTTCGCTTAAAGTGTCACGCAATTTTATCGCTTGTTCTCGGTCAAATTCATAAAGATATGAAAAATTCATTGTTTCTGGCAGCTCTTGTGGCTCGTGATTGAAAACAATAGCGATTTTCGGGCAGTATGGTGGATGTTCACATCCCCATACACCAACATTTCCGCCTGATGCTTCATAAATCAAATCTTCCATTTTAGCCCTCCTCTAACCATGCGTTGCCATTGATACTATGAAGCAGAAGATATAGTCGTTTATAATCATGCTCGTTTGCCCCCATCACTTCGCCAATGTCGTCTTCTATGGTTTCGATTATATACCCCAGCAAGAGGTCTCTATCAATGCTTAATAAGTCAACCTCTGCTTCAACTGTAGCTGTGTACATCCTCTATTCCTCCTTAAAATGGTAAATCGTCATCTGAAACATCAATGGTCTGATTATCGCTATTCGCAGCTCGCCCAAATTCGTCATTGCCAAACATCATGTTCGGGTTCTGTTGATCATTTGTTGCTTTAGGCTCTAAAAACTGTACGCTCTCTGCAATTACATCTGTTGTAAATGCTGTTGCGCCATCTTGCTTTTGATAAGATCCCGTTTCAATACGTCCTTCAACGCCGATTAATGATCCTTTCTTCAAAAACTTCGCCATGTTTTCTGCTTGTGCACGCCATGCACGATATAAAATCGGCTTTGCGCTCCCCCGACTCTTTATCTGCAAACTGTCTGTTGATCGCTATTCTAAACCTTACGTTAGCTATATTGTTCGTAGTATACTTTAGTTCAGGATCAGCACATAACCTGCCGACTCCTACAAATCTATTAATCATGCTACCATTCCTCACTCACTATGTATTTTTCTATGAAATCAAATAAGCTTTTCGTGTCGCCTTTATGTTTTGCTTTGTGAAAAGCTATCGACTTCAATTGCTTTCTTAGCAAACCTAGTCTATTTTTCGACTCTTGCTTCCAACAACTTATCAGCTTGTTGTGTTCTCGGACTATAGATAGCCAAACCTCCTCTAACTCATCAAGTTCTAAATCGCGTATGTACGCTATTCTATCTCCCTTGTCGATATAGGTCATATCCATTTCTAACCCTCCTCTAAGTGGTGCTTGAAATTCCTTCCGAAAATCCGTAACCAATCTTCGTCAGGGTAATGTGTTTCAAAGGCAATTTGCGCCTTTGCTCGTAACCTTCTGTCGTTCTCCCTGTTATGATGTACGCCGTTCGGCGGCTCGTTATGGCAATCATGACACAGCGGAGCGATTAAGCCGTATTTCTCGCTCTTTTTTTTGTTTGATGCTGGCATAATGTGATGGCACTCAATCCAGTGATATGAGTCACATATCATGCACGATTCAAAATCATCCGTTAATATGCTGAAAAGAGACATTAATTCCCTCCTATGCCATGCTGTCTCCGAATCTCATCAAACCTAGCACGGGCTTCTTTATCTTCTACCATTGACGGTTTTATTTCTTCCTTACCAAACCATTCTGGCACTGGTTCTAATCTTTTTTTGCTAACATTCCCGCTTCTGGTCGGAGTGGTGTTTTGCTCTTTCAATGGGTATACACTCTTCCAGGCACTCAGTGTAGCAAGTTCAAGCATTTCAATCTGCTCTTCTTTTGTTTTTCCGTATTTAGATAATTTGTTTAGTAGTAGCGTAACTGCTTGTTTAGTTTTAATTCGGTCCTTTGGTGGCATGTTTGATCTCATTTCTAAGTAAGCCTCGATTGCTTCTTTTAAATCCGGATAATCTGTGTAATAGTCAATCGCTTCTTTGATTTCGTTAGGAATTGACTCTTTCTCGGTTATCTTTTTAGCAATATGTACTTTTAGACTTACCCCGTTAGCCTTAGCCTCTTTTAGTCGCAACTTACGCTCTTCCTTAGCTGTGCTTATCTTGCCAAATACTTCAAACGCTTCGGGATAGTCTTTTTCTTCTGTCCACACTATGTACACGATTGTTCACCCCTTTGAGCTTTAACCTCTGACTTCAACATATCGTTAATCTTACTTGCAGCCTTCTCGGCCTCCTCCTCGATAAGCCAGTAGTTTCCATTTTTATAACAATCATTTGTCATCTCAGAAAAGACTTCTTCACGGAAACAAACAAATGCGTACCCATGCATATGAATCGATACTACGTAGAACGTTTGACCGTACTCGGCACGTTCAAGTTCTTCAATACCAAGCAGGGCATCATTCACTTTCATCAGCTCTTTATCTAATACATCGATGTGAAATTCATAAGCCTTCACTGCAGCCTTCTTTGTCCCAAGTTGTAGCTTAGTTTTTTTTCTCTGCTCTTCCAAATCACGTCTTTCACTTAATAATTCATCTTTCGTCATTTCCATCTATACAAACCTCCATCCCCAACTATCAAAATCAGCCAGCCTCTCTTCTAAAAATTTTTGTATTGATTTATCCTTTTTAGGGTTAAATCCAAGCTCGGCGAGGGTGTAGGTCACTGACTCGCCATCGAACCAAACTACTATTTCCCGCTTCAACATATCACTCAATCTCCTACACATCCATTAGTTTAAATTCCCACGTTATGGCATTTGTCAAATTTAGCCATTTCCCGCACTTGGTTTTAATAGTTTGATGACAACTCCAATCCAACTTATCCATTCCTTGTCCTACTCTAAACTTTTGCCGATTCCCCATCGACCACATTACTACTATGAAAAGATCAACTCTTTTTTCCTCATCTCCATGACTTAGTCTTTTAAATGCATCCTCAAATCTAAGGTCCTCTTTTATCATCTTCTTGCCTCCATCAAATTCTTATCCGCTGATTTCTTTTCTCCTGCATCCGAGCATAAACGTAAAATAGCCCGTTGTATTCGTTGTAACGCACCTCACAGCTTTTAAAGTCGTGATTACAGTATTTCTTTTCTAAGACCTCTTGGATGCTACTTTGGTCTCTAGCCATCCCAAGGACGTCTTTTTTTCTAAACTTTGTCTTATTGACTCTCACTTCCGGCTTTTCGAGATGTTGACTACTATCCCAAAGGCGCTCACCTTTCCCCTCTTCAACATCCTCATTCGAATACTCTGGATAGATTTCTCGATCTTTGCTCATATATTTAGCAAGTGCGGTAAGGTCTTCATCACCATGGCACTTGATACGCTTAACATCGCTGTAGCCATGTTTCCACTTAACGGCCACATCGGACGGCTCCAGGTCATTATCCATGATAAAGTGGATATGCCATCTCCCTTTTGGCGTTTGCTCCAGAACATAGATATACTTTGCATTTTCAAGGCCTAACCTCTTTCGCTTTCGGTTAATGCTCAATATTGCGTTTTTAAACAGCCGACGCACATCTTTGATTGATTCTGGATTTTCCTCGAACGTCCAGGTACCCCAATAATCACCAGCTTTGAAATTGCAATGAATGAGGCGCTCAAGATACTTTTTCGCGTTACGCCTATTGAGATTACGCTGCTCTTTTCTCGTAGGCTTCTTTTTTACGACTGTTTCGTTAAAATGATCACCAAATCCTTTGCGAAAGTATGGATACATCTCAATCTCAAACTGATTTCCAGATTTGATCGTCTTGGTGGCATACCCTAGACCAAATGCTTTGTGAGCTTCTTTAAAATCACTAGCATGAAATTCCAATAACCTATCTCGAAAAGTTTCTTCGTAATTATAATCAAAAAGACTTAGTTGGTTTTTATGGATGCCTCTTTTTTTGCTTCTCACACTTTACTAAGTCCTCTCTATTTATTTTTATGTGTCCCACTTGTTAATACCCTTAACAAGCTTCCCATAGGCCCGCTTTGACCTTTTAAAACAAGCGCAGTTGTGTCGCTTGCAAAATTTTATCAATTCTCTGATTACCAACCTGACTATAAACTTCGCTTACTTCAAATCCAATAAATTGTCGTTGCAAGTTAGTACATGCTACACCTGTCGATCCAGTACCACTGAAAGGGTCTAAAATTACCCCACCACCACCTGAACTGTTGTTGATAAAAATTTCTAGCAAATTAACAGGCTTCTCAGTTGGATGGGTCATACTATTAACGTCAACCCTCTGGCAATTAATAACATCTGGTATCCTCTTTTTTAATTTATGTCGCCCTTTATGACCAAATAAGATCAGCTCGTGTTTCGGCGCATACGCCCCTGTCAAATCGCCACTACCATGATTGTTTTTGTTCCAAATGATAATATTTTTGAGTTTGAACCACTTTTCAAATTCTCGTTTAAAGAAGTCGACGTGATGTCAAGAACAGAACATATATATGGCAGTGTCGTTTTTAAGCACACGATGTGACTCTTTGAGAAAATCTTTAATCAATTCGTGACCGTCAACATCACCCTCTATCTTTTCAAACTTATCAATCCTCCTGGAGGATTGATAATCCATCAAATATGGTGGGTCGGTTACGATCAAATCTACACTCTCACTTTTTATTTCTTTCATTCCACTAATACAGCATTGATTTTTTATCATACATAAGCTCCTACGATACTTGTTTTAAAAACTTATCAACAAAGTACTGTTGGCCTTTTCCAGTCACCTTGGTCGTCCTGGTTATTTTAAAGCCAGACGTGTTCGAGGCATATACAGATTCTTTGATTTCGAATAGTTTCATTTCCATCGCACGTTGAGTCGGTATGTTCTCTGACCCCGATCTCATCAGAAATCCATTCTGTCGCATCCATTCGAATAGTCGCCTTGCCCCCATCTCTATACCGTTCTGTTTCAAAATCTTTGCTAAGTCGCCAATTAGGATAGTATCTTTACTGGCACTCACTGCATCTGCAAACTGTACTTTTGGAGCGTTATGAATGATGGTTCTTTCAAGTTCAAGGCGCTTTTCTTGCTCTGCTTTTAGATTAGTGGCAAGCTTAATCAAGGTATCTGGATTTAGTAGCACATCTTCGATCTTTTCTGGCGTTAGGTAGCCACCATGTCTACGAACATCCTTTAAAATATTCTTCACTTGCTTCTTAAACTGTTTAGCGATTGGTTTCCGTGATTGCATCAGCACTTCATATAAACCATCTTCTGTTAGGGTCCACATTTCTTGCATTCCACCAAGGGTGTAAACATTACTTACACCCTTTTCATCTTCATCAACACTCTGAAGCATCATTCTTGGATTACTGTGCTCAATCCACTCTGCCACGTCTTTAGCGAGGAAAATTGGTGCCTCAGAAGTTCCATAAATGTTCATTTGTAATCCTAGTACACTTCTTGTTTCTAAAACTTGCAACTCTTCTTTAATCACTCTGGCAGACCTCCTCTAACATTTCACTTAAAATTTTCTTAGCAATTTCAAACGATCGGGGGTCACGATAACTAACACGTACGCACTGGCCGCCTTTCAACATCCTATAAACTACAACCTCGAAACCTTCAACATCGATAAATCTAATGTCAATTAGAAAATCCCTACATTTTTCTTTGACTTCAATTGCCAGCTCTACAATTTCACAAATCTTGCCTAACATGCTAACGACTCCTTTAAGAGCTTTTGTTGCTCGTAGTAGTATTTAAGCCTAGCTTGAGGCAAAGTTATCTCGACCGTGTAATCCAAATTCACTTTATAATCAAACACTAACTCTTCCGCTTGTGCATCCAGCAACGGTCCAATAAAGTTCATCGCTGGTGCATGAGGGTCGACGTCAAATTTCAAAACATTTGGTCGTTCTGGAGTCCACCCCTTTGTAAATTTCTCTATCATGCGAATAACATCAATCATTTGCATAACTCTCCTTCCGTGTGCTATAATAACGGTAATAACTTTTTTCTTATGCGCTCTCTTGGCTCTGCAAAGCCTCTGAGTGCTTTTTTACTTTTGTCCGCATTCGACCATCACCATCTATCGACCAATGATACTCATATCCATCTTGTACATAGATGCTAGAGCGGTCACTAGCCTTACAAGGTGTACCAACATCTTGCATCAAATCAATGACTGCTTGCGATACATGTAGCTTTCCGCATGGTGTAGATAAGTGTGACATCTTAATCACCTACCTTTTTCATAATTTCTTACCTGCTCGGCAATAATTTCTGAGTCGCTGCGTTCACGTGGCATTACTACTAGTGCGCATATTACAATTAACACGACTACCAGCAGTACCGACATTGTAAAACTAAACATTTAATCACCCCTTTTCTAACCATTCAAACCTTCGTACAACAATGTTCCACCTGAATACCTAGAGTATAAATTAACCTCAACTTCATCGTCTTTTGTAGTCTTTTTAAAATGTCTTTCAGCATCTCGTTTATTTGCATAAAAAGTCAGTTCGACCCTATCTGCAAATTCACCCTCTTTTGGGCGCTCTTCTACGATGTAAACCAATCTCACCTAATCACCTCCAATCCCCCCAATTTTCTACCAATTTAGAGGCCTCCCTCAGACTTTGCTTTGCTAACTTGATTTTATACTTAGTCAGCACGGCTACTGATTCTAGCTGAGTTGTCCTGTTCTTGGCATCTGTGAGGTCACCTTTTAATAAAACAACTTCCTCTTTCAGTTGGTCGTTTTCCATCTGTAATTGATCAATTTTGATTTGTTTCTCGTTGTAAACTTTTATCATTTTGCATTTCCCCTTTTTATCTCACTTTGCTATACTCTCCATAGGGAGATAAAAAGAAAGTGAGGTGAATTTTTATGTACCCATCACACATTAGAAACCTAGTAAAGAAATCAATACCTAACGATTTAGCTATTGATAGTGTAGAGCTTGAAGAGGTTTTAACCAACGTTCTCTCTAATGTTTTTTCAAGCCGTGAGTTCAAAGACTATGTCACTAGATTCGTAGAAGACGCTATCTTGCAAGCAGTAGATAGCTCACTAAGATAAATAGTACCGCTTGTCCAGTGATCAGCCACTTGGACAGGCGTTTTTGTTTTTTGGCATCTGTTTGTGAATTGTTGATTATTTGAGCAATTCCTTCTCCTGGCTTTTTCATTACGCAACCTCCTCTTATGTTGATTTATTTGAATAGCCTCCAGACCGCCCAGCCTTATCTACCTTGATTTGATTTTGAGGCTATCCACTCATCTACAGCTTTGTCACTATACCGTGCTTGTGCGCCCTCGTAAGGTACAAATTGAGGTAAACCAGCTTTGATCATTTCGTTCAGCGCACGATCTCCCAACCCGCCTGAGAACTTAACTTTTTTAAGCTCCGTTGCGGTGTAAATCTTGTCACTGCGCTCAACTTTTGTATCAGCTAGTAATTTTATACACTCTAATCTAAGATCATTGACCTCTTTTAAGAGTTGTAAATTTGTGTTTTTTAATTCGGCTAATTCTAGCCTGGTATTGTCCATAGTGACCTCCTATGCTGATTTTTTGTCTTCTAGTCGCTCGACCGCACTTAGTACACCTGCTGCGTATTGCTTAAAAGCTTCTAGTTCCTCATCTGGAAATTGATTGACTAAATCAATAATTTCTTTTCTTTTTTTATCAATGTTTTGCATGATTATCACCACCTTTATGTTATAATCACCTCAGGGAAAACTTTTGAAAGTGAGGTGTAAGTGTGAACAAAACTGATAAAGAATTAGCAACAGATATCGTTTGTGCTTTTTTAAATAACGTTGGTTCCGTTCCAGGGGGAATCCCGATGCAAGCCGATAATCTAAAAGCTTTGATCCGAGACGTTTACGAAACAGTTTCTAATCTTGATAAGTAGCCACTTCTAAAATCTGGATATTAAGAGTGTAATTGTAATCATTACGCTCTTTTTCTTTTTCTGTGATTTTATCAATCAACTTGATGGCTTTGTCAGCATCTTTTGTAGTTGCGTTGATAATAATTTCCATCTCCCTGCACCTCCTTTTGTTGTTTTTACTCACTTTCTGGTATAATTTGATTTAGAGAGTGAGGTGAACTAAATGGCGAAGAATATTGACTTTACAAAGAAAGGTGCTGCGAAGAAGTTTCAACGTGAATTTACAAAAACAGTAACTACCCAGAAATTCACAGCTTCTTGCCCTCATTGCAAGCGTCGGATCTCTTTATCTATTGATCGCCCTATCTGCTCTATCTGTCGCAAACAAATAGATATTGAGATTAAGTAACATCGATAATTTCAACAGCCAAGCCTTTAGAATTTGAGGTTAATTCTTGTACGATAGAATTAGCCTTTTCTAATAGATCAGCAACTTCTTTGATTTGTTCTTTCTTTTCTTCGAGGCCTAATTCTTCAAAAGAAACTGTGACACTCTTCATTTTTTCACCTCCTTTATGTTATTTGCTCATGATCTGTTATAATCTCTGTAGGGAGATAAAAAGAAAGTGAGGTGAATTTATTATGGATTGGAACAATTTCATCACAATACTCTTGACAGGTACTATCCCTGCACTCGTAACTTATTTAATAGCTAAAAATAAGTCCGATGCCAGAGCCTTTGAAATTACACAAACTTTTGAAAAACAGATTCAAGCACTTGAACTTACTCATAAGAATGAGATGGAAAGACTGCGTTTCGAGGCCGAATCTAAGAAACAAAATAAAATTGACGAAGCAGCCGGCGATTTTGTGCAACAGCTAGTTAAGGGTGAGATAGATGTAAGCCAACTGAAGAAGGATATCAAGAAGGTCGAGGGATTAAAGAAATCAGTCAGCGGAACTCATCCCGCTAATAAGCGCTAGTGTTAGTGCCGTTACTTTTATACTCTGACCAGTAATTACTAACAATTCTGTGTTCAAATTGGTACCACTTTTAAACTCAATGTTAGTGAGAAGTTCTAAGTGTTTTTCTAGCATTTCTTTTAATTCTTCCATCTTCTCACCTCCTTTTGTTGTCTTGTAAAGATACTTTACCACATAAAAAGAGTCATGTCAACTACATTTCTGACTTTTTTATTGACATGACATGTTTTTTGTGTATAATAGACATTAAGGAGGTTCGGAATGAGTATAAACACTAGATTAAAAGAACTTAGAAAAGAGTTGAAAGTAAATCAAGAAGAGTTTGCTACAACGCTACACATGAAACAGAACTCTATCACGCAAATGGAAACAGGTCGAAGAAACCTTTCTGATCGAACCATTTTAGAAATCTGCGACAAATTCAACGTCAACGAAACGTGGCTCCGCAACAATGAAGGCGATATGTTCAAGCCTAAAAAAATGTACAAAGACACTTTAACCGGCCACTTAGGAAAGCTCGAAGATGATGTACAAAGTGGTGCCATTAGTCCTGAGCAAGCGAAACTTAAAGAATGGCTCGCGATCAGAATTGTGAAGATGTCAGGAGATCAATTAGATGTTATCCATGAGCTATTTAAAGAGTACGCTGAGGCGTTTCCTGAAAATTTAGACAAAAAAAAAGACGAGGACTAGAATAACTAGTCACTCGTTTTCTTTATCTCTTGATTAATCAACCAACTTCTTCATATTTTTCATATCCGAAAAGATCGGCAGCCATTTCTATTTTTCGTTTATTTTTTTCTCTCAGTGCAATTCTACATAAGTTTAAAGCTTTCGCACATTCCTCGGTAGCAACCAGTGATTCAATCTCTCTTCTCAACCTTTCCACTTCCATGCAACGCCCTCCACTCAGAAAATTAAATATTATAACACATTACTAACCATTTTTGTCATACAGTGTCGTTAACACCTGTTTCGAAGCCTTTAACACTAAAAATATCTTTTGTTAACGATAACATTTAATGACCAATAAGTCGACAGCTTTTTGCAAATTACTTAAAAAACTAGTGCTGAATCCGCACTTTTGTAATGTAAGATTAAAAAGCACGAAATTGGTTAAAATTAAGGTTATGGAGAATTATGACAATGTAATCAAAGAAAGAATCAAAGATATGCGCGCATATTTTGGCTATTCGCAACAAAAGGTAGCCACCAAGGGGCATTTCACCATCGACACTTACAAAAAAATCGAAGCTAGAATAGAGAGGGGAGGGGTCAAGATAACTTGTCAGCACATTCATACACTTTGTAAGATTTATAAGCTCGAAACTGCTGACTTTTTTATTTTCGGGAAAGATCACAGGTGATCGGCCACTTTACAAATTTAGACAATCGTGATATCATGCACCCATCTACCTTTCAAATTATAGACCGCCCAGTCAATAATATTTTGAAAGGATTTTTTACATGGCTAAGAATACTAAGTATCACAAAGTTGATGGGGAAAAGAACATTTATTGGTATGAGACCAAAAAAGGCAAAAGATTTTACGTTAGGATTAATTATAAAAAGCAAAACGGCGAGCGTGCGGAAAAAACAGAATCTAGTCTAATCAATATTACTGCTGCAAGGCGTAAGCGCACAGAATTACAGCGCATCATTGACGAGGGGAATACATCTATGTTCGATGCTGATAAAACACCCTTCAAATCTTGGCGGGAAAGATACTTCCGGATTAAGTCTCGTAGATGGAAGAAGACTACGGTAGCTGATGTAGAGAGTATCTATAGAAATTATCTTAGACAGTTCGATCATTTGCCATTAAGTAAAGTTAATATCAAATCGGACTACGAGGACTTTATAACCCACCTACTTTTCGAAAAGGACCTCTCGAAAGAGTACGTGCGCAAAATACACGCTAAAATGATGAACATCATCAATTTTGCAGTAGAAGATGAAAAGCTAGGTTATAATCGTTTACGGAGTGTGGAAATCGAGAAGATAGAGCCGCCAAAAAAGAAAAAACTTGAAAAAGATGAGATTTTATTCCTGGACAAATGGGCGAAAGCTAACCTGTGTACAATTAAGTATATGAACTACTTACTGATGCGTTTCGGTTGGAGGCGGGGCGAATCTTTGGGTCCCAAAAAAGGATCTATCAAAATCATAAGTAAGTCTCCGCTCATAGTAGATTTGAAGATGGATAATGCTAAATCGGGTTACGAAGAAGAAACGACCCCTAAGACATTAAAAAGCTATCGTACGAATAGATTTACCGGAGACCACGCACAAGCTATACTAGATGCCGTGGAGGAAGCGGAAAAGATATATAAGACACACGGTAAAGAGTTTAATAACGAGTCTCGCATAATTGTCAATAAGAATTCATGTAGAACATATAGCGTTAGTTTACCAGGAAACATTCTAAAAAAAGTAGCCGACTCGATTGGCCATACCACCCCACATATGCTCCGCCACTCGTTTGCTACCCATTCTTTGAAAAGTGGAAACGATCCAGCTACTGTAGCCGATTGGTTAGGACACAGCCCAAAGATGACGCAAGAAGTGTACAATCATGTGACAAAAGAATCTCATTTAAAGTTAGTAGCATTTGCCAACAAAGAAAATCCCCCACAGAATCCCCCACAGAAATTGGTTGAAATGGCTTAA